GCTATATCGTGATAGCGTTTGAATAGGGTACTTGCCACTACAAATGAACATTACATCGCCACTTTGGATGCAGTTTAATTCGCCTACAATGTCCGCCTCGAATGGTGTTGCTACTTCAACATTCGTATATACACCATTGCGCCACACTCTCACATACCTATCACCAAATTCAAGCATGAATGATTGGTTCTTGTTCGTTGTAAATTCAAACAGTCTAACAGGCTTATCATTGTACTTAGCGTAACCGATAAACTGTGAACCTTGCCTACGTGCTACCGCACCATAAGGTCGAATGACTGCGTTTTCAGCAAGCAGTAATGCACTTTTATATTGTTCTAAGTCAAATCTGCTAGATACATCAGGCGATACCTCACCTGTAGTAAATGCGACTTGCCCTATATATAGCGGTTGCATATTACCAACTCCTTGCCTTGATATAGTTACTTACATAAGGCATATCTAATCTGCGTTCCTTAGCACTCATAGATTTTGCCTCTTGTAATGCAGCTTGATATAACTTGTACGATTGGTCGAATAAACCGCTATTGCCTGTCAATGGCATTGCTAAGTCAGATGCCATCTTACACACTAATGCTTTAACAAATATAGGGTTCATTACATCTGCATCGGTTATATCGTACACATAATCAATGTGCATCAATGGTACATCAGATACGATGTACTTTGTATTGTTATCAGTTAGGTAAACATCATATTCACGTTGCTTTTCCGCTCGGTATCTATCACCCTGTGGAATGACCGCAAGGATGCGAACACACTTTTCAGGATATGCATACACATAACCCCAGCCATCTATCTTATGTTCAGATAGTACCGCTCGTTCACGCTTTCGTGCAAAGTTCCATTCAAACTGCTCTAACAATACTCTTCGTGTTAAATCATAATGCAATCTGCATTGTCTAGCAGGTTCTGTTTCTTCCGTCATAGAACGGATACGCCCTGCATTAATTAGAGATAATGCTTGATTACAAATATCAGTAGGTGTCATATTTCCACCTTTCTATAAAAAAAGAGGGATGCATAAGCACCCCTCGTTCAATTATTCAGCAGTTTCTTCCGCTTTCTTACCACGTTTCTTTGGTGTAGATTCAGCAGTTTCTTCTGTAGGTTCTACTTCTTCTGCACCAACAGTTTCAAACAAAGCATTGAAATAATCTTTATCATATTCAGATACTTCATCTTTTGTGAATGTTACTGTTTCACCCTCATGCAATAAGCCTAGTGTGTTGTGGTAGCATTTTTGTTTAACAATATATTCCATTTGTAACTCCTATACTAAACGCACATCAGGTGTCAAGAATGCGGAGATAGTACCGCCAGTCATGTTGTTTGCATTGATGCGGATATACTTTTTCGCACCACTTGCCAAGCGTACCGCAACTTTAGTACCAGCTTTTGCACCAGCATTTAAAGTGATACCATGCAACAATACGGCACTAGCCATGTTGTCAGAATTAGATGTGTACACGTTAAATAAAGGTGTACCAGTTACATCTTTGTCGATGCGAATTACAAGCCACAAAGATTTCTCTGCATCGCCACCATTACCATTCATTACTACATCGGAGTTAGTGTTTGTAGTCAATGCTTGTTTGTAGAAAAAAGTATTTTGTTTATCGATATACATATGTTATCCCCCTATTATTGTACTCGTGCTTCTGTAGAGATTAATGCATCTGTTTTACGAACAGGAATGCCATTTGCACGGACTACTGTATGACCCATTTCTTGGTCTTCGGAAATAGTGTATTTGTGTGCCTCGTTCTTTTGCATACGCAAGAATGTACGTACAGTTGGGTTCATGTACCATACCGCACGACCCATACCCATATTAGGAATAAGTTCTTCCGCTTTAATCATAAGGTTAATCAAATCGGCACCAGTTTTAGCATCTTTAGTCAATGCGTTCACATCGATGTTTGCGATACGCACAACATATCTCCAATCACGTACAGTCAAGCCTGTATCAAGTTTGTAGTGTGTACGATAACCTTGGTAGCGACCACCATCAGGGTCAGTCAATGTTTGTTCACCCAAATCTTTATGGGAAATGCCACCCATAGAACCTTTAGGATAGATACCATGTACTGTGTTTTTGCCCCATACCACAAGATAGATAGATGTAAGGTTTGCAGTACCGCCAGCATCAATAATGTTTTTACCGCTTTCTGCAGCTTTTTCATTATAACGTGCTGCCAAGCCTACAAACTTTTCAGGGGAATTTTCATCGCCATAGAATAATGTAGATGCCCATTCTTGGTTCATTGCCTCTAAGAAAGCATAATCTTCAGAAAGGCGGAACGCTGCGGAGTTGCCGTTAAGGTCTGCTAAAGATTTATCAATTTCTGCATAGGCTTCAAGCATACCGCAAGTGTCGGTTACTTGTTTAGTTTTAGATTTGCTTGGTTTAACACCATAGTTAAGCATTCTCCATGTAGCCTCAGGCAAGCCTGTACGTACAGTTGTTTTATGACCTGTAGGCAAGTTGCCCTCTACCATTGTCATATCTTGTACGATTTCGTTTGTTTGGTTCATCATTTCGATGATTTGTGCAACTGCATTGTTTGGATCTAATCTAGATTGCACATCTAAAAGTGTTGGGTTCATAGTACCGATTGTAGCCATGTATTACTCCTTTAATAAATTACTTACTCATAGATGGGTAAAGCACTTTTGCTCGTTCTTCCTCGGAAATAACTGTGTTTCCAGCTTTACCACTATTAGAATTGTTATCTTCGCCAGCCATATTGGCGATGTGTGCGAATAGTTGAATTACCTCTAAACGATTACCTAAGCCGTTTTGAGATAATAATTCACGAATGTTTGGAATTTCTTTTTCGACCGCCTCAACACCTACAGATGCTCGTGCTACTGTTTCGTCAAACTTAGCACCTAGAACCTCTTTTGTATGTTCTGCGTATGCTGCATACTGTTTCATTTCGGCTTGTTGCCGTTGTTCCTCATAAGCGGTTACAAGGTCTGTACCATATTTAGAACCAAATTTAGCTAACTCTACTGCTTGCTCTTGTGTTGCGCCTACACCATTAAGCAATTTAGAAAACTCATTAGCGATGTTTTCATCAACCACACCACCCTCAAAGGCTGGTGCAAAGTCATACTTAATTGGTTCTGGTGCAGTTTGTTGTTCCTCTTGGTTAGCACCCTCAGGGTTGCCACCAAGCAAAGTACCGCCATCATTCGTGTTTTGTTCTTGTGGTGTACCACTTTCCGCACTACCTGTGTTATTATTCGTGCCTTGTTCTAGTTCTTCTGCCATGTGGTTTATTCACCTTTCTTTTCTAAATCGTTAAACAATTTCTGTTGTTTGATATATTCAAGTTGTGCTTGATGGTATTTAAGTACACCCTCTACACCATCACCAATACTGCCTAAATCATTCATGTAGGATAACCCTACTTTTCGTTTCCCCTCGTTAAAGAATGTTTCAGAGTTTCCTGTGAATGATGGTTTCAGTATGTTGGTGCGGTCTAAAAGCCTACAAAAAAACCACCTACCAAGCTCAGTGCTTAGTACGTGGTTCAACGCATCAATATCACGATCACGAATATATTCTTGTTTTGTTTTCATCTACACCCCCATACCCATTAACTGTTGCATTACTGGGTTTCCGTCATTGGCTGCATCTGTTGCTTGTTTAGCAGCACCAGCCATTTGAGGTGCTAGTTGTGCCATTTGTAATGCTTGTGCTTGTTCCTCTTGCTCTTGTTGTGCTTGTTGTTGTTGTTCCATAATTTTTTGATAATCATCATTGGAACGAATAACCCTAGCTGGTACACCAAGATTTACACCATATATGTCAGCTGCCTCTTCAAAGTTGAATTTCTGAACGATGTTCGCATTACCCTGTGCTAACGACATTATGAATGCATAGTACTGTTCAATATTCACCAAAGATGACATTTTCTGTGCTTGTGCCAATGGAGATATGTATTCAATCTTTACATCCATTCCATTTAGCATTTCAGCAGTCTGTTCATCGATTGGTGGAAATATTCCAGCCCTATCTAAGATGCCATAAGTACGTTCAATGATTGGGTTTAAAAACTCACTTTGTAAGCGTTCAACTACAGGCCCTAACTGTTGCATTTTTTCTTGTGTGCGTTCCATAACCTCACGTGCGGTCATTTGTCCGCTATCGATGTTATCAAGCATCAAGAATAGGTCAGCACTATATGCACGTTTAATACTTTCAGATACAAACTGTATCTTCGCTTGTACGTTTGCAACATCAATACCTACATTGAATATTGGTTCAACCTTACCGCCAGTATCAACTTCCGTTACACCGCCCGGAAATAGATTTACACTACCGATTACATCAGATGTAGCACTCATAGGTGGTTTAATACCTAATTCAATAGCCGTTACCAAGTCTTTTTCTAAGAGTTGTAACATCTGTGCATCTGATTGTGCGAACCATGCACACCCTTTACCATAACCACTTAGATCATGTGTGGTGTGTCTAGCAATAGGAATAGACCATTCCTCAAAGCCACTATGTCTTAGTACTTCATCGGAGTTGCTCCCCTCTATCCAATAGATAGATGAGTAAGGCATATTCTTATTACCTAGTTTCCCATTGCGGTCTTTATTAGGTGTAACCAACCAACACACAACATGAGTTGTTGCATTACCTTTACCATCGTCATATTCACGTTTAACTTGTTCAGTACAAGCATCATAACCAAACTCTTCAACAAGCTGGTCTGCAGTCATGCGGTATTTTCTACCAAAGGTGTTTACCTCACCATTACTGCCACACTCTAATGCATATGTACCGATAGGGTAAGATGTGAACCTTACACCAAACTTAGGGTCAGGCATGATAGACATAGGTGCTTGCCCAAATGGTAACTCCATGTAGGCTTGATGCACTACGTTGTAGAAATTAGACTTAGCAAATACTGCATAGAGTATCTCTTCACGTTCATCAAGTACCTTACTAACATCACTATTAGCTGCTAGGTCAGTATTTTCTAGTGTCAGCTTGAACCATTTACGGCTAGGTGGTGTCATACCACTCATTACACCACTAGCGAATATTTGGCAACTTTCCCAAGCTACACCATTATTAATCTTATCGGTGTAGACTTTCGATTGGTCTTGTTCATCATCAAATAGTCCAAGGAAAGGTAGTTGATAATCTCGAATATCCTTCCACTTAGCAACGTACTTTTGACGATTGTTGAACATTGCATTAAACTTTGCCTTGATTTTCGTATAATCACGTTTCTTTGTCATGGAATTTGTAGGTTGTCTAGCAAGCGTTGATAGGATAGTTCCTTGCATATCTAACCCCCTAATGTGTTCTTAGTGCCAGATTGTGCTGCAGATAGAATGGTACTGTCAAAACCTTTCTTATTTTTCCGTTTCTTAGAAAACCATTCCTCACCAACTGCCTTTGTAGCATCATCAGTTTGTACCGTTGGTGCTGGTGCTGGTGCTGGCATTGGTGTGTTAGGTATCTTATTTTTCATGCACATTAAATCACCCCTTATCATTTAAATGGATCATACTCTGTGTTAGCATGAACCCTATTTCCTACATTCACTTTTTTATTGACCTTGAATGCAAAGGTCAAGGCTAATGCATCGCCCTTGTTTGGAGATGGTAAGCCACGTTCTTTCATATCCTTTTTACTTTCAAGTTGTATTCGCCCATTCTTATCGATGATAGCCTCAGGACTTGTTATATCGTCATACAAACCTTGGTCTGTAGGTGGAATAGAACCGCCCTCTTTCAGCCATTCTTTCATCTCCCCCCACATATATGCCCTCATGTTTAAGTACATATCATTAGGTGCTTTACCACCAAAGGCAACTAACCGCCATCGTCTACCCATAGATTTGCCAATACTGTAAATACCTGTGCCGTAGCCTTGGTCAATGAACACCGCATCTGCTTTGTATTCGTCCTCGAACTGTGCGATGAGTTGTGCCATTCGCATATCATCGTCATTCTTTTCAATGGTTGCTAAACACTTCATAGAGTATCCGTTACGCATTACGATTTCTAACGTATCGCCACCAGTCCATGCTGGGTCAACACCAATGATCGTTGGTAAGTTGTTAAATTGTCCAACTTTGTATACCCTCTTCTGTGCCTCATCTACGATTGATGCGGAGATAAACTGTGTATCGGATGCACTTGGGAATAACCCTCTTACACGCACTTTTACAAAGTCGCTATCCTCACCATGAATGTCTACCCATTCTTGCAACTTAGCTTTGTTTGAAATCTTAACAGTTCTACTATCAATCTGATATGTAGTCCAGTAGTTACGATGCTTTCTGAAACATTCTCTAAACCTACCGCTATTACGTGTAGGGTTACCAAACACACACCATATGATTTCTGTTTCTTTATCGGTTAATGCACCCTCTGTTACTTCCCATATCTTATCGGATATTGCTGATGCCTCATCGAATATGATAAGTATTCTGTTACCTTGATTGTGTAAGCCAGCGAATGCCTCCGGGTTGCTTTCACTCCACGGAATAGCATCTATCCGCCATGTTTTCTCATACTGTTTATCAGCGCTAAACAATGCGGTAGCGGTATAAGTAAATAGTTCCTTACCTATGAATAGGTTGTACCACTTGTTAAGTTCCGCCCAAGTCTTAGACTTTAACTGTGTATCAGTATTAGCAGTAACTACCCCTCGTGTATTCTCATGTGTAGCAATAGCGAATAATATCAACAATGAAGAAAAGGCGGACTTCCCAATACCATGACCAGATGCAACCGCAATTTGTATCGCTTTGGCCAATGTCTTACCCTTACGTAGTTCTTCACCTATTTTCTTGAAAGTCTTAACTTGCCATTCATCAGGCCCATCAAAGCTTTCTAAAGGTGTACCTTTTTCACCCCAAGGAAATGCGAAATATACAAAGCCTAATGGATCATGAGTGAACGAACCCAACGCATCAATCAGTTGCACTCTGTTGTACTTCATCAGATTTCACCCTTGCTTGTTTCATCCTATCGGATATATCAATCTCTATTTCTGCATCTAGTTTCACCTTATCAGTAAATAGCATATGCCGTTTACCTAAGAGTTCCGCTGCCTTAGTTCTATCAGCTACTGACACATCTAAACCAAATGCATCTTTTTCTTCGCCACACATAACCCTAGTTAGATATTCCAACACTTCATCAGCCGTTGCGATTGTGTTTTTACTGCGCTCATTCATAACTGCATCTATATATTGGCGCACCTTAGGTTTTCTTAGCATCTTACTTCCTGTTACACTTGCACTATTTTCTGCATATCCAGCCTTAATAGCACTCTGTGTTGCGTTGGTAGTCTTGATATACTCATCTGCAAATATACGTTCTTTTTCTGTTAAGGTGTTAGCATCTGCCATATATCAATCACCACCTTTATATGTTCTAACTAAAAAAAGTAACACCTCGTGTTGCTTGGTGCTACTGTACTCACTTTCTTTCTTATAGAGTTGTTTTTCTTTAAAGG